TGACAGAGATTGCATCGCCGTTGATCGGCAAGGTGAGAGCGTAGCCGAGGACGGCAGCGTTCTGTGCAGTGCCTTGATCGCGCTGGGCGTCATCAAGGAACGGATCGACGAACATTCCCTTCTTGGCCGCAGACTCGCGGGTACCAAGATCGGAAATCAGGTTCTGCTGGGCCACCAGGTCGGTCAGGTTGTCCAGCCTGGAGTTGAAGTTCTCGATCTCGGACATCGGCACCATACGGACACCGTCGGCAACCAGTCGTCGGCTTGAGTCCCACGTCTGCATCACCTGGCACAGCGCAAGGAGGTTGGACGGCGCCTGTGGTCGAACCGGGCTGTAGTCAGTGGCAACACCCTGGATCCAGACAAACAAGCCCGTCTCGTCCATGCAGAGGCGGTCGATGCGCGGCAGCTTCACCGAGTAATTTGTCAGGACCAGCGAGCCAACTACGGCGCCGGTCACGGTGAAGCCTTTGCTGTCGATTGCTGTAGGCGTGACTTGGCTGATGAACTGGTAGGTCACCTGATAGGTGGAGCCTGGTGCAGGCTCAGCGCCGGATGGAGACCAATCAACCTTGCCGGCAGTGAGCTTGTAGTCGACATCCTTGGCGTAAGTTGTCGCCCCCTGCACGCACGACACAATGCTGATGATCGACGTGTCTGGCAGCGGATCTTGCGCGCCAGTGAACGTGCCATGGGAAAGCGTGACCGTCTTCTGGACGCTGATGTGCACCGAGGTGATCTCGTTGATCGGCGTGCGGTCCAGATTGATGCGCTGGGCAGCAACCGTAGACGAGCTGTGCGGCTCACTGTCGATATATCGAAGGTCTGGGTTTGCCGGGATCTCGATGCGGCGCGCGGTGTTGAGAGAGATGCCGAAGCCGTTCACGCGGGCCCGCCCATCCTGCACGTTATAGGCAAGTGTGCCATCGGCTAGGTCATCAAGTTGACTGACGTTCAGGCCGGAAACGATATAGCTGGAGCCGGTGCTATCGCGGTCGTATTTGGCGATTGCCTGGGTCACGCTGTCGAGCTGCGGCGGCGGCTCTTTCGCGCGCTGATCGCCATCGTCGACATAGTAGATTGGGTAGAATTCGTCGGTGCCCTCACCCTGGACACCCCAGGTAGGAACGATCTTGATCCGAGCAGCGCCGGGCTCGCCATAGGCGCGGACGTCGATGGCCGGCTCTTTCAACGAAGGATCTTCCACCTCGGTGATGATCGACTGAAGCAGGTAGATGCCGATGACCACGGTGCCGGTGAGCGGGATGGTGAAGGTCGCTGGGGCAACACCGCGCACAGCGCCGTCAAGGTAGACAGCGCCAGACTCGGCGATTACGTTACCGGTCAGCTTATCGACTACGACCTGGGCATCTCGAACGATATCGCCGTCCTTGAATAGCGCATCGCCAAGCATCTTGTGGCGATTTGCAGCGATGTCCTGGATCTCGTTAAGCTCAGCCGATTGCAGCACGTAGCCAGCACGGAACATGTGCCGGTCATAGCCCTTGGCAATCTCAGCAGCAGACCGGTTGTAATAATTGTCCAAATTGGCCACGGGGTGCCCTCAGAACTGAATGACGTAGGTGAATTTCTGCTTGGTGTTCGCCTGGCGCGTGAACTTGGCCACGCGCTCGACCACCATCATTCGGCCAACTGCATCGAGCTGCGCCGGAGTTAGGTAGGTGGTGCCCGCCGGGACTGTAGATTTGGCGACGGTGCCGACGAAGACTGCCAGCTCACGGATGTCCTGGCCCACGGCGTGTGTGTACGCGAACTCGAAGTTCAGCAGCAGATATTTCGTGGATGCGAGGCTGATGTTGAACTTGCCTTCCGGCAGTTCAATCGTGCCAGTGGTGGACGGCACCGCGTACTGCACAGTGGCAGCCTTCAGTCGGCCGATCTCCGCGACCAGGGCAACGTCATCGACGTTCGGCAGGACGGGCGTTGCATCCCACGATGCGGAGCCGTTGCCCCATGCCATGTGGATAGGCTGCGCTGCGATGTATTCAGCGACGGCGATCCGCCCTGATTCAGTAAGAATAGCCATATGATCCTCTGGGCCAAATATCTTTGAACCATTGTGGCATCACGACGCTATCCAGCGATGTCGCCCGGCAGGGTGTGATTGATGTAGGCGTGGAATTCATTGGAGGCGACCACGAACGGAAGCACCTCAGTCTCACTCACCATTTTGCCCTGGGCATGCCTTGGCACAGAGCCTCCGCGGCTGGCCCACGTGTCGCCGTCGGACCACTTGCGACCACGTGACCAGTTATTGAAGTTCACGCCAATCGGTGTGAGTTCGTTGGTCCTGATCGGCGTGAGCGGATGGAAGTCTGGCGTGCCGTACAGCAGCGATCTGGCCGGCTGCTCTTCGGACATACCGGCCCAAATCGTGCCGTCGAGAGGCAGGTCGTTGTAGAACGCCCACTCGTCGAAGATCCGCACGCGCCAGTTCCTGCTTGGAAATGCATTGCCAAGCTCCATCCAGTCCAGGCGAACATCATCGTTCGTTTTGACGAGCGCGCCGTAGGCCGCAAGGATGCCCATCATGGTCGTGCCGTCCAAGCGCCCCTGCACCAGATCGGATATCTGCACAAGCGGCGGCAGCACGATGACGCCTGCAGCCTTGTTGCGCTCGATGACATCCAGAACACCGGTCCAGTCGAACAGCTCACGCGCAAAAGGTTGGATGTAACCGTAGCGGTACTGATCGGCGCTAGGGAACCGGGATGCTCCAGACAGACGAGACTCATCCAGGCGGAACATGTCCGGCCAGGTTTCCTGAATGAACACCTTGCGGCCGGTCAACTCGCGGATGGCCATCTCGATCGCGTATTTGTTCACCCGTAAGCGGAATGCCTCTTTCGGGATGCGCGCTGCGTACCGCGGATCTGACTCAGCATCATCTCGACTGATGCCAAAAAGGCTGCCCCATACGTCGGTCCATTCGCCCTCGGACTGCCAGATGACCATCTGGCGGATTGCCTGGACCACCTGCTCTTTGGCGATGCGAAGTTCCGGCGCGTAGGCCGAGTAGAGAGCCCACAGCATTGACCTGAAGGCCATGACTTGGTCGCCATTGCTCTTGCTTGTGTCGCCTTCGCCCTCGACAAGGATCAGCGCCGATCGGCCGAAGAATGTAAACGACGGCTGTACTGGATCAAATCCGTCAACCTTCAGCCGGTTAATCAGCGAGCCAATCGTGTAGGAGGAAAGGTTGTAGCTGTACGTCTTGCCTGGCGTCGTTACAGCCATCTGCCCATCTGAAATTGACCAGGACAGACCGCCATCGCGATGCAGCAGAAAAGCAACACCAGCATCTGGTGACTTGTCGAAGACGGCGCGATGTGGATGCTTGAGCAGTCGCTTAAGGGTGCTCATAGCGCGTAAATCATCAGCGGCCCAGGAACAAGCGCTTCATTCTTCTCGCAAGTGATGTTCTGTGACGACGATAGCGCAAGCTCGATCACGTTAGCGGTACCCAGGAGCAGCGCTCTTAGGTTGTCCACCAGCATGGTTCCCCCAGGCAGAATGCCTCTGACGGAAAGAGAATACGTGTCAGTGATCGCCTGCCGGGTCGCATTCGTCAGCGAATACCCGGTACGCATGCGAACGCCGATCCCCATGCCCACCTCCCGCTCAACCATCGGAAGTAGGTCTACGCGGATGCCGCCTGCTCGGAAACCGGCCACAAGCGGCTCGCCCGTGTCTGGATCGGCCTGGCCGTCGATAAGCTTTTGCCCGTCAGCCAGCAGCGAGGCGCTTGGAATGCCGAGCGACGAATAGACGTAGATCCGCACATACCCGGCGATCTCAACGAGCCCTGCCCTGGTTACATATTCATAGATGTTCCCGGCGGCATCTCGTGTCGCGGCCTGCTTGCCTGCGTAAAGGCAGGCCATGATCGTGCCGCGGGACAGCGCCGAGATGAACTCTGCAAAGCGCGCCTCGCGCTCGGCGTCGGTCTCGGCATCGGTACCGTTGTTGATTAGGGCATTGCTGATGGTGAAGTCAGCGCCAAAGGTTGGCGATGATGTGATCAACCCCGGCGCGATGTTCCCGGCCAGGCCCGACGTGCCTGCCACCACAGGGACGGTCACCACGGCCACGCCAGCGGCCCACAGCACCGCATTTGTGCTCAGGTATGATCTGCCATCCGCTGCCGTGAATACAGTGCCAGTTGGGATCAGAAGCGCTTCAGTCGGGACAGAGATTTTCGAAATGCTCACATAACCACTGGCATAACTTGCCGGCAGCTTATCGAATCCGAAACTTTGAAACGTAGCGATTGGAATCGCTTCGCGGAGACCGATGAACATCTGGAGGTAAAGTTCCTCCATCTCAACGGCCGGGCCTTCCACGAGCGTGCGCGCGACAGATCCGGGCTGGAAGTCCGTGACCTTTGTCTGTGTTCCGCGCATGTGGTTGATCATGCTCGCGGTGATGGACACGAAGTCCTTGATCTGGAAAGCCATAAAAAAACCCGCACCTGTTGGTGCGGGTATTATGAGGTCACGACTCAGATGCCTCTCTACATATCGCTGATGCCAGCTTGCCACGACAGTTTGACCTGCGCACCGGTACTCCATGTACCCTGTGTGGCCGTAACGCACGGGCGAACAGCACTATCCGTGACCGAATAGAACCCAGGCACGCCAATGCGGCCCGCTACGAGGTTCGAGCTTACGCCGTCGATATTGCCGCAGCCAGGGATCACGTCAGGAACTTTAGAGTACTTGAACTTAAAGCTAATAGGTGCGGCGATGATTTCAGTCGGAGTCGTACCGCCTGTAGCAACCACTGAACCCGACTGGCGCATCTGACGGGTTTTCACATTAGCCAATCCCGCAATACCAGGAGCGATCAAATACGCACCGTCAGGCCCGCGCTTGACGCCGTCGCTGATTAGGCCATCACTAACGATAGCGAACGTCGGATCGTCTTCACAACGGACATAAAGGAAGGTGAAAAGATTACCCGCCGTATAGTCGGTCCCTTCATGGATAACCGTGGTCTTTTTTGTCTCATTCAACTGGACGTTAATCCGGATGAACTTAGCTACAGTGCCCGTAACTGTTCCTTTTACCCGGGAGCCCTGCACGTTTACCGTCCAGTCGTACATTAGTTTCTGCGAAGGGAAAAGGTGAATAGCACCAAATGACGCCAGGTCACCGTTAAGGTAGAACTTACAACCAATTAGGTTGAATTCCCCACCTACAATTTCAGTGCCATAAACCGCACTGCCGTCAGCATACCCGGTACGGCTATAAATATGACAGAAATATGCACTAGTATCCTTGCCCGCCATATTGAAGTGCGTATCGAAAGTGCAGTGATAATATTCTGTATCATCACCATTACCGTGCGTATCGCCTGCACCAGCACCACCATCGAGGTTGCGCAAGATAGAGTTGTAGATGCGCGTACTACGATAAGGGATTGCACAAATACCAGCGCCCCCGCCAAGGGCAACACAATGGCGTCCAGCCTTGATGTCGCTATTGATTTTGATACCGGTGCTGTTGCTGAGAATAATACCGTAGTCATCAGCACCCGTAAGAGCACCACGGATATTTCCCGCACTAGCTGATCCGCCAATGCACCGATCGATCTCTACTGCATACACCGCGCCAGCATTCGAGCAAATACCTCTAGTGTTAACTTCTTTACAGAAACTAATAAGCAGTGCGGTGCCAGTACTCGCCGGATCAGCCTCCATCCGAAGACCATCGATGTTCACCGACCCTCCGGTGATTTTGTACACGTCGATATTCGCCGACGCGTAGCCGTATTTCAGAGTGCCGTAAATGTTTACGGTGGCCCCTGAAACAGAAGCGACAGTGACAAACTCGCCTGCTTTGTAATACGCACGGTGCGGAGACCATGAGTAGTCACGGCGGTCGAATAGGCACAGTACGTCGCCGTCTTTAAGCCCGGCAGGTGCAGATGCCAAAACTACAGAGCGTGCGCCAGCGACCACGTTAGTGGACAGCGCAGGCATGGCGTCGGCCGTCCCCGCGATACGCATGCGCTTATTCAGCGTGAATTTGACCAGAGCTTTCGGGCTAGCGGTGATAGAAACGTTACCGCCGCTCTGCACAAGGTCATCGTTAACAACGTAGGTGCCGTCAGGGATGTCGAGTTCCCCGAGGCCGCTATTGTAGTATCCCTGTAATGCCGCCCAGTCGATGGACTGAGTGAGCGCAGTAGCATGCGGGTAGAAAGCCTGGGCTTCCGCCAGGGTGGCGTACCGAGAAGATAAAAGTGCACTGCTTCTCGATGGACGAAATCGCTCAAGACCAACTTGCAAGGCATCGCCAACACTGCCAGCGGGATACTTTTGGTCTTTGGAAAACCCGATTTCTCCAGAGCCTGCAGAGCTGTTCAGCTCATCGCGCAGACTCGATACATTGCCGCCATCTTTGATTGCCGCGCCAAGGCTTCCTGCTGGATAGTTTACCGCGTCCGAAAACGGCATCAGCGCTGGCCCCTTATCGGCGGCAGCTGGTGCTGTCAGTTCTGCGAACTTTGAGTTAGCCAGCTCCGCCGCAGCGCTTGCTGCGCCAGCGCTGGCTGCGGCTCCCTGAGCACTAGCGGATGCAGCCTGGGAAGCGGTTAGCGCAGAAGCCGCGGACGTAGCGGATGCTTGCGACGCTGCCACAGCGGCGGCAACCTGTCCGCCTGCGGACGACGCCGAGCTGGCAGCAGAGGCAGCAGACGCTTCTGCATCCGCCGCACGGCCTTCTGCCACGGCAGCCTTTGATGCGGACGTAGATGCGCTTGCTGCGGCCGAACTGGCAGCTGTAACGGCTTCAGTCGTCACGCCGATAACCTGGGCGCTCAAATCGACCACCAGCTTGGCGATCGTCGGGATCACGCCGGACTCGGTAGTTACGGTCTGAGGATTTGGATTGTGCATGAAATCATGCAGAATCTCAGAGTCGCCTTCCAGCTGAACAATCGCTGCGTTAATTCGTTCTTCGTTCGTAGCCATTTCAGCCTCGTTAATTCAGGTATTCAGGGAGTCGGTTGTGGATAAAGCGATGGGCCAGGCCGGAGCTCATGATCAGGCCTTCGCTGTTGGCCAGTTTGAAGTGCAAAGCACCATGTATGAATTCGTGCAGGCTTGAGCCGCTATTCATCAGAGCATCTGGCCTTGGCACAAAGAACTGTCGACCAGCGATCGCCTGCGGGAGTGATACGTTTAGAACTTCATGCAATGTCATCCTTTTATCCTGGCGGGGAGTGTGACGTGTACGAACTGGTGCAGGAGGTCGATGTACATCATCAGTTCCTCGTCTTTTGACGGGGCGTCTGGAAGCATGTCAGGAGACTGGTTCGTAAGGTCGATCACACCGCCGGAAATCGCCTCTGCGCGCGCGGTAACCGCGACGGTGTCGCCACTAACGTCTGCCACCACGCTCAAGATTTTTGAGATGCGATAGTCGGCGCTGATCGTCGCCTTGACGTATTCAGCGCCAAGCCTCGCGGCAGTGGGTCCGTTCACCTTGCCGAACAGTGACCACACCAGGCATCCATATTGCGGATGCCGCGTCTGCTGCCCCCTGGGCGTGTTGATGCCGTGGCGAAGCTGCTGGGAAAGGTTATCGACGCCGCTGGTGAGAGCGAAGTCGCCTGACTCATTTGCAGCGAGCTGCTTTGCGTATAGCCCGCAATCGCGGCCGAATACTTGGTCAAAGTCGGTATCGGTTACCACCGCTGTCGTGGTGGACGGGA